TGTGTTCCCGACGAACATCTCTGCCATCGATCTGGCATATGATACCACTGATACCATCGAAGAGTTCACTGTAGAACTTCAGGTACAGTATTTTGAAATCAGTGCTGGTCCTGGAACTCTCGCATAATTTAGGTTGAATAAATAGATTTGACAAGTCCACTATATCATAATGGCTAAATTATTTGGTTTCTCAATTCAACCAAACGAAGAACCTGCTAAGTCGGTAGTGTCTCCCGTTCCTCCTTCACAAGAGGACGGGAATGACAACTATCTGACTAGCGGGTTTTTTGGGTCTTACATTGATCTGGAAGGAGTATTTAAAACTGAGTTTGATCTGATCAAACGCTACCGTGAAATGTCACTCCATCCTGAGTGCGATAGTGCGATTGAAGATATTATTCAAGAAGCAATTGTCACGGATACTAATGACAGTCCAGTAGAAATTGAACTGTCAAACCTTAATGCCAGTGAAGGTATCAAGAAAAGAATTAGAGAAGAATTTAAAGTAATCAAAGACCTTCTTGATTTTGATAAGAAGGCACATGAAATTTATCGTAACTGGTATGTTGATGGTAGACTTTACTACCACAAAGTAATTGATGTCAAGAAACCCGAAGAGGGTATTCAAGAACTTCGTTATATCGACGCAATGAAAATGCGTTTTGTGAGACATGCTGTTGTCCCCAAAGAAGACAGACTGAGAGCAAACCTCCAAAAAGATAGTGAGGTTGGTTCTGCATTCCCACCAATTGAAGAGTATTTCGTATATACTCCGAAGTTGAACAAGCAACCTGGAGTTCCACATGGTTCTCAGGGTCAAGGTAAGGGAATCAAATTTACAAAAGATTCTATTTCTTATTGTACTTCTGGTCTGGTTGATCGTAACAGGGGAACAACATTATCATATTTGCACAAAGCAATTAAGGCACTCAATCAACTGAGAATGATTGAGGACTCTCTGGTGATCTATCGTATCTCTCGCGCACCAGAGCGTAGAATTTTCTACATTGATGTTGGTAACTTACCCAAGCAAAAGGCAGAACAATATCTGCGTGATGTGATGAGTCGTTATCGCAACAAATTAGTATATGATGCTAACACGGGTGAGATGAGAGATGAAAAGAAATTCATGTCAATGTTGGAAGACTTCTGGCTTCCTCGCCGCGAGGGAGGACGCGGGACTGAAATTTCTACCCTTCCTGGCGGGCAAAACCTTGGCGAGATCACGGATATTGAATACTTTAAGAAGAAACTCTACAGAGCACTGAACGTTCCTGTCTCTAGACTGGAGGGTGATGGAGGATTCAATCTTGGTAGATCTTCAGAAATTCTCAGAGACGAACTGAAGTTCAGTAAGTTTGTAGGCAGACTGCGTAAGCGTTTCAGCAACATGTTCTTGGATATGCTGAGAACACAACTGCTGCTTAAGAACGTTGTCACCCCAGAAGACTGGGAGAAAATGTCTGAGCATATTCAGTTTGACTTCATCTATGACAACCACTTCTCTGAACTGAAAGAAGCAGAACTCATGCAAGAGAGACTGAATCTGATTCAGGTTGCAGAACCTTATGTTGGCAGATACTTCTCACAAGATTATGTCCGTCGTAAGATTCTGCGTCAGAGTGATGACGAGATGCTTGAGCAGGATGACATCATCCAGAAGGAAATCAAGCAAGGTGTCATTGCTGACCCTTATGAAATGGATATGGCAGTTGATGGTCTTGGTCAACCAGCACCAGGACAACCCGCAGAATCTGCACCACCATCGGCAGCGGGTATGGACCTTGGAGCACCAGTTACGGAACCAGATCTGGAGAAACAGGGTAAGAAAACTGAAGCCCCAGACGGGGGAATTATTTGAATATAAATATATTTAGTCTGTTTATATTAATTTCCGATGGATGATCTTATGGATTTGATGATTTCGGCGGATTCTCCGTCGCAAATCAGTGATCAAATTAAAGACGCTTTGTTTGCAAAATCAGCAGCAAGGATTGAAGATCTTAAGCCCGCCGTTGCCAATACTTTGTTTGGTGAAGATGAGGTTGAAGAAGTAGAAGATTCAATTTCAGATGAAATTCCTGAGGAGGAGGAGGAATGAGTAACGTTACTCGTATGATTGGTAAGGAAGAAGCAGCAGTAACAACTGTTGGTTCTGCAAGTTCAGTCGGAGAAGCAAGACTTGTTCGTGTTTATAACGGACATAGTGCTGCTGTCTTCGTTGCTGTCTCCACTCATAGAAGTGATATCGTTGGTTATGGTTCGATCACTGTCCCTGCTGGGGAGATTGAATATATTGATAAAGACTATAAGGATGTTTTGTGGGCTGGTAACACTAGTGTGAAGTTCGCCAAAGTAGGATTTACAAACTAATCAAATGAAACTTATCAGAGAAGAGATCGAGTCAGTCGATTTCATTGTCGAACAAAAGAACGGCAAAAAATCCCTGTATATTGAGGGAGTATTTCTGCAAGGAGACATCAAGAACCGTAATGGTCGGATGTATCCGATGGAAACTCTTCGTCGCGAAGTTGCTCGTTATAATGAAAACCACGTTCAAAGTGGTCGTGCTCTGGGCGAACTCGGTCATCCCGATGGACCGACCGTTAACCTCGATCGTGTTTCGCACAAGATCGTTTCTCTGAGAGAAAGTGGTTCTAACTTTGTCGGTAAGGCAAAGATCCTCGGAACTCCAATGGGCAAGATCGCTCAATCATTAATTGATGAGGGTGTAAAACTCGGAGTTTCTTCCCGTGGCATTGGTTCACTGAAGATGACTCGTGAGGGAACCAACGTTGTTGGTGATGACTTCATGCTTGCTACTGCTGCTGATATTGTTGCCGATCCTTCTGCTCCTGATGCTTTCGTTGAAGGTATCATGGAAGGAAAAGATTGGGTTTGGGATGGTGGCATTCTTAGAGAAGCAACTGCTCGTAAAACCTATAAGCAGATCAATACATTAGTGACTCAAAAACAACTTGACGAGAAGAAGTTAGATCTTTTTAACGACTTCCTCGCAAATCTTTAATGTATAAATAAATATAGATTAAGTAGATTAATCGGAGAAACCTTCAATGTCGCTTGGACGCTTACAAGAAATGGAAACTAAGACTACGAAAGTATCTGATCAAGTCACTCGCGGTGCTAAGGCGGGTGATCCCATGCCTACCATGGCGGATCCAGGTACTCAACTCGCATCAGTAGAAGACCTCGGCGGACCTTCCCCCGAGAACTATAAACCCGACGACGACTCGGCAAAACTGAAAGAGCCAAGTCTTAAGACCGTTGCTGACGTAGTGAACCGTGGCGCAAAGAAGGCAGACGCTATGCCCAAAATGGCCAAAGAGGAGGAAGAGGTGCTCGAAGACGGACAGGAAATCGTCGCTGAAGACGAAGTTACCGAAGAGGAAACTGTCGAAGAAGTCGAAGAGTATAACGTTGAAGAAGACGTTGAAGCTCTCCTCGGTGGCGAAGAACTCTCTGAGGAATTCAGAGAGAAGGCAAAAACTATCTTTGAAGCTGCACTGACCGCTAAGGTTGCAGAAATCAAAGAGGCACTCGAAGTTCAATACGAAGAGAGAGTTGCTGAAGAGATCGACAGCATGAAAGTCGAACTCACCGAACGTGTCGATTCTTATCTGGAGTACGTCGCTGACGAATGGCTCCAAGAGAATCAACTCGCGGTCGAAAACGGTCTGAAGACCGAAATGACCGAATCATTCCTCGGTGGAATGAAGAGTCTTTTTGAAGAGCATTATGTAACTATCCCTGAAGACAAATATGATGTTCTCGCCAATATGGTCGAGAAGTTAGATGATATGGAGACTAAACTCAACGAGCAAATCGATAAGAATATCGGACTCAACAAGCGTCTCGCAGAGTCGGTTGCTGACGGTATCCTGGAGAACGTTTCTGATGGACTTGCTTCCACTCAGAAGGAGAAGCTCGCTTCCCTCGCAGAAGGTGTAGAGTTTGAAAGTGAAGAATCTTATAGAGAGAAACTGGAAACGCTGAAGGAGTCATACTTCACCAGCAAGACTACCTCTCAATCCTCCCAAGCTGAGTCACTCTCAGAAGGTGTAGATGACGCTGGCGCTTCTTCGGAAGGCAGAATGTCACATTACCTTAAGTTCCTGGACGCAGCGGGTAACAACTGAATTTTTTATTAAAGCAAACATCAACTACCTTTTAAAGAAATGTTCCAATCAGAGCATCTGGTTGAAAAGTGGAAGCCACTTCTCGACCACGACGGAGGAATCTCCGACTCACACCGTAGAGCAGTAACCGCTGTTCTGCTGGAAAACCAAGAAAAGTTTTTACAAGAAGAGCAGTCCTTCCAGTCAGGTTTCAACCTGATGGAGACTCCGACCAACGCTGGTAATGCCGCTGGTGCCTCAGGTGCTTTCGGTTCTGACTCCACCCACGCTGGTCCGACTGCTGGTTTCGACCCCGTTCTGATCTCCCTGATCAGACGCTCCATGCCTAACCTGGTCGCTTATGACCTGGCTGGCGTTCAACCGATGAGCGGTCCTACTGGACTGATCTTCGCAATGCGTTCCCGCTACGCTGGTCCTGGAACCCCAGGTCAAGACGGTACTGAAGCATTCTTCGATGAAGCAGATACCGCCTTCTCTGGTCAGGATCATGGCTTCGACCTGACTGGTAGCGACAACGTTGCTGGTTTGGGTACTACCTCACAGACTGGTAGCAACCCTGCTGCTCTCAACCCTGTTGGTTCTGCTTCTTCCCTCGGTTATACCGTTGGTCAGGGCATGGCAACTGGCGATGCTGAAGCTCTGGACGGAACTGGTTCGGATGCCTTCAACGAGATGGCATTCAGCATCGAGAAGGTTACTGTAACCGCTAAGTCTCGTGCGCTGAAAGCTGAGTACAGCCTTGAGCTTGCTCAGGACCTGAAAGCAATCCACGGTCTGAACGCTGAAGCGGAACTCGCCAACATCCTCTCTACTGAGATCCTGGCTGAGATCAACCGCGAAGTCATCAGAACCATCTACAAGGTTGCTGAGCAGGGCGCTACCCTCAACACCGCTACCGCTGGTGAGTTCAACCTGGACGTTGACTCCAACGGTCGCTGGTCTGTTGAGAAGTTCAAAGGTCTGCTGTTCCAAATCGAGCGCGATGCTAACCAGATCGCACAAAGAACTCGTAGAGGAAAGGGCAATATTGTAATGTGCTCCGCTGATGTCGCTTCGGCTCTGACCATGGCTGGCATCCTGGATTACACCCCTGCCCTGAACGCTAACCTGAACGTTGATGACACTGGCAACACCTTTGCTGGAACCATCAATGGTAAGTATCGCGTCTACATCGATCCTTACGCTGCTAACAACTCTGCTAACCAGTATTACGTTGTTGGTTATAAGGGTACTTCCCCTTATGACGCTGGTCTGTTCTACTGCCCTTACGTTCCTCTCCAGATGGTTCGTGCCGTTGGTGAGAACTCCTTCCAGCCGAAGATTGGCTTCAAGACCCGCTATGGTCTGGTCGCTAACCCATTCGCTGAAGGCACCACCCAGGGTCTTGGCAGACTGCGTGTAAACGCTAACCGTTACTATCGTCGCGTCAAGGTCACGAACCTGATGTGATATAATATAGACTTCCGTGTGAAGGAAGTGACGAGGGGTCTTCGGACCCCTCTTTTTTTTGTCTAAATAGTGATGATGAATTCACTTTATCATGTACTACAAACCATATTCATTAGAGTGGCATCGGTATCGGTATTTGAAAGAAGCAATCGACAAGTACCTTGATGACGGTGTTGATCCTTCATTCATTATGGATGACATCAAAGACATTCTTCATGTTCGTTCTGAAGCAGCCTATGCTGAGTTTCATAGGATCAATCAACTAGAGCATTATCTATCGGAAGAGTAAATATGCTGTCAACTCAATACCGACTTCGCTTAGAATTTATTTGCAAGAAAATTGCCAATAAAGAAGAAGTCAAACTTGACGATATGATCTGGGCAGAGAAATTGTCAAAGGCAAATACCACTGCTCGTGAATGGTTAAGGAAAGCAAGGCGACAAGCTGCTCAAGACATTGAGGAGGGTAGTATGGACGATTTTATGAATAAGATGGGACTAGGAGATCCCGACCCATCTAATTACAAATCAGGGTTCTCTGGAGCGGATGAAATCGTAGATTGGTTCAAACAAGACAAACCAGACGACTGGAGGCAGCGTGACTAGGAATCTTTCCATAGTTTACAGTGACGGAAGTCAAGAATGCGAAAGAGTCTGTGCTCTCTTAAGACATATTAAATTTGATTTTAGAGAGTATCGTCTCAATCAACACTTCACACAAAGAGCATTTGAACAAGAGTTTGGTGAAGAAGCAACTTATCCTCAGGTTGCTATCGGTGCTAAACACATCGGTAATCTCAAAGAAGTTCTCCAATACATGGATCGACAAGGCATGTTAG